AGGGAGTTACAAACTGCTAAAGCAGACTTTGATGCTCATTGTAAGATGCTTCAGATATGGGCAGAGACACCAATCAAAGCCAATGTAAGATTACTTCTTGACAAGATTGTAAAATCTGAGAGAGTATCTAAGAAGATGAATGACCTTGCTAGGCAAGAGATTGCAAAGCGAGGTAAGAATATGTATGCTTTGTATTCTGCATTCACTAACTACGCATCTTATGCAGATGGTAGAAATGGATTTGCCTTGAAGAATACAGGCAATGACACAAGGGGAGAATCTATGTGGAAGCGAGAGCAACAAGTATCTCAATGGATAGATTCCAAACCTTTCCAAGATTTATTGGTGGCTTAGATGTTACCAAATAATAATGATGCAATAGTAATTTTAATTGTGACAGGAATACTTGCAGTATTCTTTTCATGCTACATAGGAGTATAATATGATATGTGCTAGTTTATTTAATGGGTGTGGTGTTGGTGCATTAGCTATGCTACGTGCTAACATACCTATCACTAAGTTTTACTATTCAGAAATAGATAAATATGCCAATATAGTTATGAAGGAGAACTTCCCTAATGCTATACCTATTGGCGATGTAACCAAAGTTAATGCAGATAGTTTCAATGGCGATAACGTAGATATTCTAATGGGGGGTTCGCCTTGTCAGGGATTTTCTATGGCAGGACATCAGCTTAACTTTGATGACCCTCGTAGTAAGTTATTCTTTGACTTCATACGTGTACGAGATGAGATGATGCCTAACTATGTATTACTAGAGAATGTTCGTATGTCTAAGAAGTCACAAGATATTATATCTAAGTACATGGGGTTTGAGCCACAGGCTAAGAACTCTAAGTATCTTAGTGGTCAGAATAGATACAGACTATATTGGTTTGGCAGAAAGATATTAGACCCATTGTGTAGTGGTAAGTATGAACAGATACCTATACCACCTATGATTGACAAGGGTATCACTATGCAAGATATCCTAGAGGATGGCTATGCTACAGATGAGATGACTAGTGGTGGCAAGTCTCATTGTCTTACTGCTAGATACAATGGTGCAGTATGGTGGAATAGTATTGAACGTAAACAACGTACTATGGTACTCAAGGATAACCCTACCATGTCTAAAGACGGATTGATTAGGGTTGGTACTGCTGACCTCAAAGGGCATGACTCTATCAAGCGAGTGTATGCACAAGAAGGCAAAGCACCTACCTTGACCACCATGCAAGGTGGACACAGAGAACCAAAGGTTGCTATTGGTAGGATTGTTAATCGTAGATTAGATGAACATGGTACTAGGAAAGATAACCAACTAGACCTACCATTTACTAGACAACTAGAGGTACGAGCAGATGACAAGTCTAACTGTCTTACTACTGTGCAGAAAGATAACGTGGTAGTATCAAAAGATATGTGGCGAAAGCTGACACCCCTAGAGTGTGAGAGATTGCAGACATTACCTGACAACTATACTAGTGCAGTATCCAATAGTCAGCGATACAAGATGATTGGTAATGGGTGGACAGTTGATGTGATTGCACATATACTCAAGGGTATACAGTTAGGCGAGTGGCATGAAATGTATAACAACAATAAGGAGATGGTATAATGAAAAGATACTACGTAGAACTAAAACGAAACCTAAAAGAAAAAGACAGTATTAGTTTTTATATGATGGCATATAACAGAACTCAAATAATGGATATGTTTGTAGATGAATACTATATTGTTGCAACAGATATAACAGAATAGGAGATGATATAATGGCTATAAGTTCACACGAAGAATACTACAAGCAGTTAGAAGGATTCAAGATAAAGAAATTCTTAGGCGAAGATGCAGAAGGATTCCCTGAGTTCATACTAACTAAACCTAAGTATGAAGACGTTAAGATAGCAGTAAGTGCCGACCCTGAAGGTAACTATGGTGGGTTCTTATTTATAATGGATACAAAGGAGACAACATGACTAAGTTAGAAGAAGCTATGTATAAAGCACATAAAGAATCTCAACCTGTAGGGTTAGATGTATGGCTAGAAACAGGGGTGCATATAAAAGGGTATGTAGTCTTTGATGCTAAAGCTAAACAAGAAGCTAAGAAGAAACTAATTGACATGATTCAAAATGATGAGTGTGATTTTCATTGGGAGCAGTTGTATGACTAAGAAAAAAGATACAAGGCGAGATGCATGGAACTTTGATTACTTAGGATTGAAAGCCTATGGTACACCTACACCTAGGAAGTATCACGATTGGGTGTACATGGCAGATGACCAAATGAATAAGGTGTTGAAGACAGTTATTGTATTGGTGTATGCCTATGGTTTCTTTGTAGCGATAACAGATATATGGGAGAATCTATAATGACTAAGGTAGTATATGATACATGGCAATCTGTAATGAACCATGAACGTAATCCGTTGCGGCACATACCTGATTTAAACACTAGACATATGGTTATGCAAGTGTTAGCATGGATGTGGTGCATAATATTCTCTATGTACTTTAGTAGTATGTGGATGTTTGGTATAACTGCAGTTGCTCACATATTTTTATTGGGTGCTATAGCTGTAACTGTAGCTACGTTTGAAACTGCAAAGAGAAAGCCTACATTTTTTATAAAGAAAGGCTATCATACACCAAGCAGAAGTAGATATATGTATTACAAAGGCAAGAGAATTAAGTATGACGATAATGATATAGGTGGAGAACATGAATAGAAAGGAGATATAAAATGTGGCATAGAATAACAGACTTTTTTAATGTAGAGTATCACAAAAAATATGGGGAAGGTACGAAATTCGACCTTGACTATGGTAAGCTACTAATTATAGGACTATGTATTTACATAGCAATAAAGGTATCTTAGTGAACATAAATGACCTAACAAATAAATACTATTTGTCTAACGATTTCAATGTGTTAGCTGATAAAACTAAACATGATTATCAATATTGTGTGAGTGTTTTATTGGACACAAAAGTTGATGGCAAAAGTGTGGCAGAAATATGTCTTACCAAACTGTCAGGTGCGATAGCACGAAGAGCATACGAAGTATGGCTTGGTCGTGGCGTGTACTTGGCGAATGCAGTCACAGCAGTGGCACGTAAGATGTATTCCTTTGGGATGGAGATGGGGTATGTTGAAAGCAACCCTTTCTCCACCTTCAAACGTAAATCTGCCCATGCTAGGAAGACTGTGTGGACAAAAGAACAGGTTAGGAAATTTCTTAACTATTGTTATGAAGATTTTAGGTACAGAAACTTGGGATTGATAGTACAAATGGCATACGAATGGTGTCAAAGGGTGGGAGATATGAGAGTTTTACAGTTCTCAAGCATAGATTTTGACAAAGGTGTGTTAAATTTGCAACAGTCAAAGAGAAGAAGCGTAGTACACCTACCAATTTCTCTTGACTTATTGGAAATGCTTACACAACAACGGAAAGACTATGACTTTCAACCCTATGTTGCACCATATCCAACACCTATGAAGGGTGTTTATAGTCCATATGCTATCCAAAGACTATCAAAAGTGGCTAGGCAAGTGATAAAACTGTCAGGATTGCCTGATGACTTACGAATATCTGATTTACGAAGGACAGGCACGACTGAAATGGTAGATGCAGGTGTTCCTATGGGTCAGATTATGTCTGTTACAGGTCATGCAAACCCACAGTCAGTCAAACCTTACATGAAAAATACGTATGCTAGTGCAGAAAGTGCCTTGACATTACGTACTAATTACATTAAGAGTATATAATATGAATATATATAATTACATAAGTGATTTACATTTAAGTGTAGGAGAAACTAAAAGGATTAACTGTCCTAGTTGTAATGGTTATAAAACATTTACTGTAACCAACAACATGGGAAGGTTAGTTTGGAACTGCTACAAATCTTCTTGTCCTGTATCAGGAACTAAGAAGATAAACTTATCTGTAGATGATATTAGGAACTCCGTATCTGATATCAAGAAAGCTGATACTGACTTTGCCTTGCCTGAGTATGTGGTTCATCACTCCCACAGGAGAGAAGTTAGAAACTTTGCTGAAGAATACGGATTGAATTATGAAGAGATACCACTTTACTATGATGTAAAAGAGAATAGAGTTGTATTTCCTGTCAAGAAAGACGGACTAATTGTAGATGCAGTTGGTCGGTCTGTGGGATTTCGTCTGCCCAAATGGAAAAGATATGGAAATAGTGACTTGCCTTTTACTTATGGTCATGGTAGAGTGGCTGTAGTTGTTGAGGATTGTGTAAGTGCATCTGTTGTAGGCAATGGTGTTTATGTAGGGGTAGCTGTGTTGGGAACATCATTAAGCGATTCACACAAGAGATACCTATCACAATTCTCAACTGCTATCATAGCCTTAGACCCTGATGCAATGCCCAAAACACTAGCCTTTGCAAAAGAACTACGAGGATATGTAAATGACGTAAAAGTATTGAGACTGAAAGATGACTTGAAGTACGCAGAAGAAGAGGATATAAATAACTTATACAAACTAACCCCAAAGGAGAACCAACATGGAACTATCACTACTACGTAGCCTAATGAATAGAGACTTCTATGAAGACCATAGAGGTGCTAGGTGTCCTGATAGATTGTTTAGCAAAGATGCTAGGACTATCAAGCACACCATAGACAAAGCAATGAGAAAGTATGACAGGGATGTAACCCCTGATGAGTTAGAGGCTCTGTTCTTGTCAAGCAATCCTGCTATGACAACTGCACAGAAGCATGGATACTCTGCATTGTTTAATGACATTAAAAGGCAGAAGCCTATGGGAGCAGACATAGCACAGGATGTGTTAGCGAAACTGTTCCAACAAGTTATTGGGGAAGATGTAGCCAATCTTGGCTTTGACTTTGTCAATGGTACACAGACTAGTATGAAACCATTACGTGATTTGTTAGACAAATACAATGATGACTTCACTCCTGAGATGAAGATAGAATGGGATGATATATCGTTTGATACCTTGATGGCTAAACAGAGTCAGCAGACAAGGTGGTCATTTAATCTACCTGAGTTAGCTAGGAAGGTTGAAGGTGTCAATGGTGGCTATCTAGTAGAGGTAGGTGCTAGACCTAATACAGGTAAGACTAGCTTCCATGCATCTCTACTTGTAGGAGATAATGGCTTTGCTAGACAGGGTGCTAAGTGTGTAGTCTTGTGTAACGAAGAGTCTTATGATAGAGTAGGGTTTAGATATCTGACTGCTTCATCCAACATGGATAAGTATCAGATAAAAGATAATCCTTCAGAAGCTAGGAGTAGATACAAAGTTGTATCACCTTATATAAATATAAAGGATGTGACAGGAGAGGATTT